GCACGATTTCTTCTAAGTTCAATCCTTCTTATTTTTCTTGCTTGACGTGCAGCAACATTCTGCTTGATTGTTTTGAGGTTATCGTTAAGGTTTAGGGCTAACACTGAGCGGCTTTCTCTAACCCTCAAGGCGGCACAATCTTTTTCGTCAACAGAAATTACCTCATAAATATCTAAGGTAGTGTTATACTTTGCCACAACCCATTTGCCGGCAAGCTTATCATTCGGCACATTTGTTTTGCAATGTATTTTACCACGAGAATAGAAATTCCAATGGTCCGATACACGAATACAATCTTCCGGAGTGTAATCCCATGATTTACCTTCTTTGGAATAGAAGGATCCACTGGCATACCGGTTATACGGTGATGCGCTAACACAGTTAGTTACTGTGAATAATCTCAGTGCCTCTGGCATCGCCAACAGGCCACTCTCAATGTTTAATTTTGATTTTGTCATTTATTTTTTGCGTGATAACGGCTGCTCCACCGGGGTTTTTCAAGGCCGCCCAAGGCTTTTTTGTTATTGATTTTTCAAATAGACTCAACAAAGAACGATTAATATATTTAAAGCACAAAATATTTTTTGTATTTATTTTATAATGTCCTGAAAACGAGGCGAAAAAAATTTCTTTGCTTCTTTCTTTCCAAAAGAAAGAAGCGCGGCACAGCCACGCTTCATCTTCATTAATCCATTTAAGCCGCTTTGTCACAGCCAGTATCATTAATAATCTGAATGATACCATCAGCAACTATTACAGTGGTAAACTCCCCAATAACAAAGCCTGCACGAGCAAACCATTTGCCCTGTAGCGTTAGTTTTGGATAAAAATTAAGTTGTTTTTGTCGCTTCCTCTCCTGTGAGCAGTAGCCTACTTTCAATTGTCGTTTTTCGTTCATAACTTTGTGATGTCTTTAAATTAAATTGATTAAATAAAGCCCATGCACAGGTAACACTGTGCATGGGCTTGTTGCTATACGGCAATAGCCAATATAGCTTGGTCCGTTTCCCTTTGCGCACCTTCAAGGTCGGCTTTTAGGATAGTCACAATTTTAGCAACCGTATCGGGTTTATTAACGTCAATCCTTGTCGCACTTGCAGACGATTTAAGACAAATAAATTCATCTTCCCCGTTCAGGTCTGCTTGGTAGTCCTCTACTTGCAGCGCAAGAGCCGACAACTTTTTTCGCTTCTCAACAAGTCTTCCTAATTCCTTAACGACTTCAAGACGTTGCATAAGGCGTTCTTGTGATGGTTGCTCAATCGGTAATACTGTTATAACAGCGGTTACCTCGTTTTGATTTTCTGCGTGTGCTTCGCCTGGCGTAGCCCCATCGCTTTTTTTGTTTTTATTCATATAATATATTGATTAATAGGCATAAAGGTAATTAAATGCTAATGAACCACCAAATATTTTATTGCTTTTTTCAGCACTACACACAATTTTATATAACTGATTTACAGTATTTTACACCATTTTTAATCATTATCTAAAACACGATTGTAAACAACTGCTTTTCAAGTTGTTGCAATCGTGCCGTTAAAATAAAAAGGGGTCAAGGGTTCTCCCTGCCTGTCCCACGCTAACAGTGGCTTGGCAATTGCCAATCGAAAGCAGCGATATGTGATTACACGCCAAAACCGTTCCTTAGGAAGCATACGGTGAAACCGTACCTATAAGTTTGCGTTAAGGATTGAAGGAAGCTACCATGTAGCCCGGAGAGCCTGCCTTGTGCCATAGGCACAAGAACGCCCAAGAAATTAATGTGAATGAATCATCCCAACGAAGTCTTGTTTGTTATTGAACAATCTTCTAAGCTTTGCATAAAGCAAGATATCAGCAGCTTCTGATAGGTGAGTAGCATCTTGCGGTGGCACACCTGAATCTTTCCTCTCTGATGACTTATCCTTTTTGACTTCTTCACCAATCTTAATAATACCTGCATTGAGTGCGGATGTCTCCCATGCCAGACAGTTGTTTCGGTTATAACGAAAAGCCGGTAACCTTTTATCTTCACCAGAAAATAGTTTACCCCACATAAGATATCGAGAGTGGTGTGAACCTATTTGTCCAATATAATATGGATTCACCTTCCATCCCAACTCTGTTAGCGTTGAAATAATTTCGTCAGAAAAGTTTATATCTGTTGACGCTCTCTTAGGAATAGAAGTTGAGTCGAAGTAGTAATTAACTTCTGCGCAACCTGATGAGAGAAAGTGTTTATAATACTCATGCCATAGCATAATGCAATGACTGAGTAATTCAGGATGTAGTACATACTTTGCAGAAAGTAATCTATATAACTTAGATGATGCATACTGGCCGGTAACTATTGAATTGATTGCATTATTATGGTCCAAAGAGAAGTCGAGTGGTGCAAGGTAATTTAAGTCTGCATCCCATCGACAATCACGTTGATGATGAATACCCGGTGTTAACTTATCAACGAATGAATTATTAACAGAATCATATCCATGCGTATTAATGTCCAATAAAGAATAGAAGCCGGACTCATTGCGTATTATTCTCTCATTCATTATCTGAACCCGGAATTTAGTTTCTGATAATGTTTTAAAAGCATTTTCAATTGGTTGCAATCCAACGTTAGAAATGTTCTCCAGTGCAGAAGCCTCACTGAAATAAATCGAGTCCTTACGTAATTCGTTAAGCAGCTTATTGTATCGTTGTAATTCCTTTTTTACTTTGATAATAGTCTTCTCGCAGCTGCTATCTTCAATTTCTTTCTCAAGGAGACTTATTTTATATTGTGATGATAATATAAGTTGTATTTGTTCCTCATCCATATGTTTGCCAAAGTCGAGCAGCCATTTTTCAGAACTGGTTTGTGGCTGATCGGAACAAAACAATAAACTAAGGTAATTGCTGAGATGTCCCCATTCATTTAATCCTCCGGCCATGGTTGGAATTGTCTGCTCGTCAAATTTTTTCTTATTAATAAGCCTTGCTTCATCAACAAATCCCCACTGGGATCGAACTCCATTAATAGAGCTGAACTTATCTTGACTGACAAGATAAATTCCGGAACCGTTAAACCAAGAAATATAATGGTCAGGCGATATAGGTCTCCTGATTGGTTTAGGCAAATTCAATTCTTCAGGGGGGAATTTGCCTATCCAAAAATGAACATTCTGTTTATAGCCGCGTTTCTCCCATCCCGAAACTAAAGCATCAAGTGTCTTCTCTACAAGTTGAGCGTATGTTTTACCCTGAATGAATCCGTTAGATCCCGGCATGGTCAGAACATTATTAAGTGTAAAGTCTGCTCCGGGGCCATCTGTCTTACCAGTAAAACGTCCCCAAATACAAACTCCGATCTGTGGGCGAATCAGGGAGTATATCATTTGTGGCTTATTCAGATGATAATCCCGTTCTTCAACTGTAGTTAGATTATTGTTCGTCATCAATCAATTCAGCATCATCAAACATATCTGTATCACGAGGATTTTCTTTTTTCTTTTTTAAGAACTTTTCTATTCTTTCTTCAAGGTTATCGGGCAGGTTTGCATTTATATGTTTCGGGTCAAATACATATCGTAAATGCTGCGGCTGAATTTCTGAATAAAGTTTAGCTTCATGACCGCCAAAAAATTCAAGTAACAAGCTCATTATATTCTTCTCACTGCTTGCAGCTGAGCGGAAATCTTCTTTAGCCACTGCCTTATTACGGGTTTCAATCATAAATCCCATGAGCATATCAACATAGAAATCACGACCCGATATTTCACTGGTAGCATTGAATACTTCCTTAGTATCATTATACTGGCGGTAAGCCTCTGACTGAGAAATACCATAATCATTCATCAGCATACTGGTAACCTTTAATCTGCTGCCATAACGATAAATCAAATCACGGCAAACACGTAAGTCGTTAAGCTTCTTCTGTAACGCATCAGACAATTCAACATTGTCTGGTCCTCTGTGCAGAAGATGCTCAACTATTTTTTCGATGTCTGTCTTCTGAGTGTAAGTTCTAAGAATAGGTTTTATTTCATCATCCATCAACTTTCTTGGATTTTGAGATTTTTCATTAGTGTAATAAACATTTCCTGAGCTTGAGTACTGCCTTTTTTAGCCATATCAATTATACTCTTACGTACTTCAAATACTGTTTGCAAGCGACCTTTATGGTAATGTTTATATGCTGCGCTATTGGGATCATTCATCTGTTCACGAAGATACTTCAACGTGAGCTCTGCGATCATTGCTGTTTCTTCTATGCTGAAATGGCATCGTCCACAGTCTTCTATCGTTTGTAATTTTACATCTGTCATAATCGAACCTTAAATGGTTGTTCATTACGCAATAGTGATTCAATCATCGCAATATCATCATTGACAACATTCTTGCTGGTACATATTACGAGACGTTCGGCTTTTGGGTTCCGTGTCCAGTTTGCACTGCCTGTAATACTAATATTCCACGCTACATTTCTGATTGCACAAACTTTTGCATGCATCGGACATAGCGCAACATTAAAATGTTCTTGCGCAAGGAGTAGGGCATTTGATTTATATTCCTTAGCACTATAATCAAGTATCATATTAACACTACTGATGACACCTGTATTAAGCATATAGATTAATTTACGTATCGAGTCTTCTGAAATAGAATATGTCGTTAAAAACAAATCAGATTTACCTGTATGTGTCAGCAGGTAACTCAATAGATCATGCATGTTCCATTGTCCACCGGTCCACAAATGATAATGCCGTTCATTGTCTATTTTGGACAGGTAAGATTTAAACCACTTCAAACTTGCTGCATTAAGTAAGGTTGCAGGCGAAACAGTACCTGTAATAGCATCAGTAGATGCAGATGTATTTCTAGTGTCAAATAAGCTCATTCAGTTTTAACTCAAGTGCATTCCGCATAGCTTCCAACTCTGGTATCTCACCTTTGCGTTTTTCATTTTTCTTAACCTTAGAAATAGTACTTCTGACATTATTCAGTTTTTTCTGAATGGTAAATTTATCCTCATCTTCTATTTTGGCTTTAGCTGAATCTCCAGGTAGTTTTCCGAACTTCTTCCAGTAATCTATTTCAAAATACAATTCGTTGAGTTCATCTTCCTTATCGAGTAATTCATTGCAAAGATCGCCCGTGTTTTTGGATGACAGAAGTTCATTTATTCTATGGTAATAATCATCTCCTTGTCGCTTTTCTTTTCTAGCTATCTGAATGGCTTCGTCTGTAATCATAACAAGCTTATGATGCAATACTGCACAATGCTTGTATATTGTTTTACTTCTGCTAACAATATCTTTTATCGCATCATCTGCACGCAAATATTCATCATCACTAATTATTTGCTTTACCTTTTTTTCTGATTTTTGCTCGTGCTGTAAAAACTCCGGTTTTGCACATAATTTGATAATCTCTTTTGTAAGAAGGTCCCGATTATAGCGCGTTTCCTTCCTTTCCAGGATCATGACAAGAGCACGATTAGTGCTAAAGCACTTCAACAGTGCTACTCCTGATTGATAATCACGATTACCTTTAGCCCATTGCTGTAATGACGACACTTGCATGCTACAAAAATAAGCATTCTAAGCAAGTAAGAAAATAGATTGAATTAGTCCTTTTTATAATTGAGCAGCCACACAATTCTTGTGCCTTCGTCAATAAATTCAAAATCATAGCCTCTTGCAATCAAAGCATCATAAACATCACTTGCCTGAATATAATGAGGGCAATGATCACTCAACATTTCTAATATTTCGTTAGTTGATTTACGCAGCGAGGCATTACTGCTGTCTGCAGGAACAAAGCGAAAGAAAAACTTATCAAGCAAATAATCTGTCGCTTCTGAATTAACTTGTTTGGGTTCCTCTTCTGCTTCCTCTGACATTAGCAATATTATTAACAGGTCTGTTTGCAGACAATGCATGAAATAACACACATTCTCCTTTATTCAATATATTCAGGAGAGCCCTGCTGTTATCAGAGGTATTGTGTGTTATCTTCATTGTCTGCGATGCAAACATAAAAAAAAATCCGCTACATGTTACCACATAGCGGACTTGTTTAATTTAAAGGTTTAGTTTTAAGGTAGGTTACTTTTTAGTAGCAGAAGGCTCAGAAGGTTGATTGACTTTATCCGTCTTCTTTTTAAAATATGGATTGTCAGGATACTTCTCACAGAAGATGTCAATTGCACGAACATCAATGACAGATAAATCCATCATCTGTCCGCCATATCGCAATGGCATAATTGTTTGTTGTGCGCTGAGTCGTGGACTTACATCATACTTGTCAGTCACACTTGCTGGAAATTTGCTCATAGTGTATTTATTATTGAGTTAGAATTATGGAGTAGCTAAGGTAATGATACCTTTGTATTCTGCTTCAGACGATTCAAATGATGAAATTGTAATTGTCCATCCTCTGTAACCCTTCTCGTTGTTACCGGAGCTCCACTCTGTCTTTACTTCTGCAGGGAAACGTGCACTTCCAAGCTGACGTAATCTTCCGTCTGCCAATTCGACTAAGGCAATGGCTTTAATATTTTGCCATTGCAAGAGTTGTGAAGCTGTGCCTGCATCGGCTCCGGGAGTCTGCCCTTTATATGTTGCGAGGTAGCCGGTAGTGTCACGCTCACTGTTTGGTTTGCCTTCAAGATTCCCGCTATCTCTCGTGATATAAATAGTATGAAACCCTTTAGGAGAAGTAAATGTGTGGTCATCAGTAATTTCGATAATACCGCTATTGGTGGCGGCAGGATCGTTCATTTCTTCTTTAGCTCCTATTGTAAGGAAGTCTGTAATTGCCGCAAGATAAATGCGACCGGTTGTTCCGCCAATATTCAGTGTTGTTGCGGTAGGTGGGGTTACGTTACCTAATGTTAGTGCCATTGTTATTGTTGTTTGGTTTTGTTGTTAAAATTTTATTTTTTAAGTCGAAGCATACCGCTTCCCATTTCAATCATTTTTTTTGCAAGTTCTGTATCCGCTTTAACATCTTCAGCAGATAGAATATTACCTTCAAAATTTATTTTTGGGAAAGCAATGACATATGTTTCTCCATCTATTTCTACAGTAGGTTTAACTAATGAAGCTATCTCATTGCTCTTCTCAAGTTGCGACTGTAATGCATCGTTTAGCTCAAGTGCATCCTGTAGCGCTTGATTTGCTTCCGATAGTTGCGATTCAAGTACAGAAACTTGCTTCTTAAGTTCCTCCATTGGATCACCAGAGCCTGCTACTGCAGGTTCTGGTGATGGATTATTTTGTTTAGCCATAGTATAATGTTATGAGTTTAAAATTGATCGTTTATCCAGATAAATTCAGGATCCGGCACTTGTAATCCAATCGAGAAAACAATAGCAGTGTCAAAACCATATACAGTCTTAACCATTTCAATTGTGTTCATGTCACTCATACTGTCTGTACCGAGTACCATGTTTTCTTGTGGAGCTACAATGATTTTTCCGTCTGTAATCCATTCTACCGGCTTAATTATACAGTTACCGTTTCCAATGTCTAATGTTTGTTGGCCAAATGCATTGTATGTTGGCTTATCATGGAACAATTCACGATACTTCTTATTATACATATCGGCAACACTATAGGACATATACATATTCATTTTATGTTTCCTGTATCGTGCCGGTATAGACTCATATACCGATTCTAATTGCGTAATGACGTTTGCAGCTGTAATGGCTCCTGTAGCAACAGGTGTCAACCCTATTGCATCAATAATTTTATTGAATCCATCAGTAATTCGTATCGCCAGGTTAGAACTAACATCAGTTGTATCGCCAATGCCCAGTACTGAATTTACTAATTCATGCTGAATCTCCTGAGTGATTTGTTGCCACATATAATTCTCAAAAGGAATATCCTTCGCAGTAGCATTAGCACGAATCTGATCAGCCATCCATTTGTTATAATACAACAGTGGTTGAATCTGAGTTTCATAAGTAGCCAGTGCAGGCGTAAGTTGTCTGTCTGTAAATACAACTCCACCCGGAGCAGTAAATGTTCCGTTGTATGCTTTCAGTCCGACACCTGCGGCCATCTTTCCGAATTTTGTAGGTCCTTTTATCCCTGTGTAAACAGTGATTCCTTGCTCAGCTAGTCCGCTGAAAACTTTCAGTAAAATGCCTTTTGCAAACTTAGTTCCGTAAGCTGCTGCGGCAGATAAATTAGGGGTTGCCATTGGTTCTTGTTATTTTGGTTTTGTTTGGTTTTGTGTTTGTTTGAATTAATCTTCTACCTGATTTGCAAAAGATGGATTGTCACGTAATGAAGTCTTCTCAAAATCGAAGCTCTGCATCTCCTTATACATCTTCACTTCCGGATCAACATTATCTTCCTGATTGTGCTTATGCTCTTGTACATCCTTTTTTCGAGGGTGTTGTTTCACCTCACCTGGCGATTGTAAATTTGCTAGCTCAAGGTTAAGTGCCTCTATGGTTTGTTTGTTAGAATCAATTGTTTTTTGCAACTCTGTTACTTGAGCATTCAGGTTGTTAATCTGCAAGGTCAGTTGCTCATTCTTTTCAGTGGCGGCTGCTATACTGTTTGCATTATCTTCCAGTCTTGCATTCAATTCAGAAAGCATGTCCTGTGTAATTTCCACTTCTTGTTCTTGCTCTGCAACATTCACATTAAAAAATGTTGCAAGACTCTTCAGAGCCGATGTTAATTTTACTTTCATTTTATTGTTGGTTGTTTGATTTAATTCTTTCTTACCGGAAATTTGCAATGCATAATTCAACGCATCCTGCTCAGTAGCTATAGCATCAATCAGACCCAGATCTATTGCCTTTTCAGCCAGATAAACCTTACCGGTCAACGGCTCATTACCCTGCATAGATAATTTACCGGAGCGGTTCGACTTAACAGTATCTTGGAAGATCGTATTTGTTGGATTTAAAATATTCTGTTTGATAGGAGCAAAGTCCTTTTCCAATGCCTTAAAATAATCTTGATTCTTGTCAGGGCTGCTATCAGCATTGATGTACAACATTTCATAGCCCATTTGTTTTAATCTTTCTTTGCTATTATAAAGTGTTGTTGCAGTTCCTATGCTTCCTATCTCAGTAGTTTTATGACTTGCAAATATTCTGTGTGACCCACTAATAATTGCATAACCTGCACTGGCTGCCATACCACTGATGAAAGAAATAACAGGCTTCTTATTCTGAGCAACAACATCTGCAAATTCAAATGTGCCATCTACACTCCCGCCACCGGAATCCATTTTAAGAAAAACGGCACCTATGTTTTTGTGTGCATAAGCCTCAAGCAATCGGTTGCGCATGGTATCTGTTCCAGGAATTCCACATGAATCCTCTTTCATCACAACACCGCTATAATTCAATACAGCTATACTTCCCTCAGGAGCATCATCATAACTGTCAATACGAGTAATCGTACCTGCTGTTAATGCAAGCGCATACGTTTTATGTTGCTGAATATTACTTGCTATTTCATCGTCATTGAAAAATGATACAGGCTCTCCAGAAAGTAGTTTAATGACTCTGCCATAAAAACCTTCTGCATACCGATCATCTATCAGCCATGCGCCACGAAGAATTTTACTTACCAATCGAAAATTAGCCATTGTATAAATTGCACGTGCAAAATACTTATGACATAAGGCGCATTAAAAGGACACCGGCAAAAGCGCTATTCGCTATGCTATTCTTGTCCTTATAAAAT